CCCTTCTGAGCATGAACGCAAACGACACCCAAGTGGCCGGCGACCACTACAAGCGCCAAACCATCCAGCCATGGGACTACATCGCGGCCAATGGCCTCGGCTTCTTCGAGGGCAACGTCGTGAAGTACGTCACCCGCTGGCGCGACAAGGCCGGCGTGGAAGACCTGCGCAAGGCCAGGCACTACCTCGACAAACTCATTGAGTTGGAGACCAAAGACGCCCATCACCCAGCGGGCAGCATCAATGCTGGGCGCAACCCCTGAAAGTTAGAAGTAAAGGAAGCACCATGTTCAACGTCACATCACCCCGCACAGACGACGCGGGCATCGAGCAACTGATCCAAACCAAGGGCAAAACCGCTGCGCGCATCACGCCTGCGGACATCGAGGACAACATCGCCAGCGAGCACTACTTCACTGCCTCGGATGGATGCTACGGGCGCAATCCAGCGGACGTTCAGCATCACGAGGGGCCGCTGAGTCTGCTGACCTTCTGCGTCCTCGTGCTGCGCAACGGCTTCACCGTCACGGGAGAGTCGGCCTGCGCCAGCCCTGAGAACTTCGATGCCGACATCGGCCGCAAGGTGGCCCGGCAGAACGCGGTCAACAAGATCTGGCCGCTGATGGGTTACGAGCTCAAGTCCAAGCTGTCGGAGGCCGCATGAGCGCCACCTACGCCATCGCAAACGTCCAGCATGCCCTTCAGGCGCTGAAGGAGAAGATCCCATCCGACCAGTGGGGCGAGACCCCGCTGCCCGTCATCGCCGCGCCAGGCTGGTGGATGGAGGAGGTCAGGAAGGAGATGGGCGTCGCGCCCGGCTTTGAGCCTGGCGAGATCCACGGCTGCCACGTCACCAGGATGGATACGTTGGCAGAACCAATGCTGCTTGATCACGATGGAAAGATGTACGCGATCTTGCCCCAGTGGCTGAGAGCTAGCACATCCTCGAAGCTGGAGGTCGAAGATGGATCTGGCCAGATTGACTGAGCTGCTGAGCTACGACCCACAGACCGGCGCGTTCACTTGGAAAGTGACCGTCGGGAAAGGAGTGGCAGGCACAGTTGCTGGGTCAGTCCGCCAGAACAGATCCTGCAGTCACTATCGCAGCATCGACATCGGGATCGGCGGGAAGAACTACAGAGCTCACCGCCTTGCATGGCTATTCGTCCATGGATCGCTGCCCGATGTTGAGGTCGACCACATCGACGGCGATGGGACAAACAACAGGATTGAAAACCTGAGGCTGGCCACCCACAAGCAAAACGGAGAGAACACAAAGCGCAGGCGAGACAACGTGTCTGGCCGGCGTGGCGTGTCACTCCACAAAGCAACAGGTCTGTGGAGGGCTCGCGTGTCTCATCATGGAAAGGAGACATGCGAGTACTTCAAGACATTCAATGACGCAGCGGAGGCCGTTGACGCCATGAGGCGCAGCGCCTACACGCACTACCATGGAAGAGATTTAGCATGAACCGCAACAGCTACCGCGAGCTCGAGCTCCAGGTCGTGCGCTGGGCCGAGGCCAGGCGCATCATCCCGAACGCCAAGCCACAGGCTCAGCTCAACAAGGCTCTCGAGGAGCTGGCCGAGCTGTTCAAAGCGGAGAGCCAGGGCAACATGCCTGGCGTCAAGGACGGCGTCGGCGACGTCGTCGTCTGCCTGATCAACTACTGCGCGCTCAAGGACATCGACCTCGTCGACTGCCTGGCCCTGGCCTACGAAGAGATCAAGGACCGCCGCGGCACGCTGATGCCCGACGGCACGTTCGTCAAGGAGGCGGCATGAGCTTCGTCTGTCCACTGCCGCCCGAGAAGGTCTTCGTGCGCGCCGAGTATCTGTACGACCACGACCCGGCCCGGGTCGGCCAGCTCATCGAAGGGATCTGGGTGAGCGTGAAGTCCATCCGCGGCCAGGCCTTCCGCTTCGAGACCTACCTCCCGGAGTTCGGCGCGCTGTACGACAAGCTGCCCCTGAGCGCGTTCGTGTGGCACGACGTCCTGGAGGAGGATGACCAGCTACCGCTGGACGTGCTCCAGATCTGGGACTGCATGAGCTACCACATCGAGGTCATCGACAAGCCTTTCCTCAAGGGCTTGCGCGCTGAGTTCTTCGGCAAGGACAAGCAGCTTCACCAGGGCGAGTTCATGCTGACGATCGACTCGTGCAATCCCGACCCGCGAATCCCCGACTTCGGCTTTGCCGAGACGCCGGAGGAGCACAAGTCGTTCAACCTGCTGCGCCTGGACAACGGCCAGTTCGCGCTGCAGCCGAACAATCGCTGCAGGTTTTTCGACCCGTCGATCACGCACTCCAACCTGCGCATGCCGGACTTCAAGGTGTGCACCAGGATCTTCCGCGTCGAGAACACCGCGAAGTGGCGCCTGGGCGACACCGTCACGGTGACCTACGACGAGCGGGCCGAGTAGGTCAGTCTCGCTCCTCGCCGTCAATCGTGAGACCGGCCCTGAGCCGGTCTCTCTTTTCCTGCTGCAGCTCGATCTGGCGCTCGGCATTCTCCGAGCTGATCGCGCCCTTGTTTTCCAAGCGGCGGATGCTGCGGATGCTGGCCTCGATGTCCCGGATGAGCTTGTTCTCCTGCGACTGCCGGATCTTCTCAGACAGCTCCAGGTCGATGGGCCTGGCCTTGATGCCGACGGTCTGCATGGCAGAGTAGGCAAGCGACACCGGCTGGCCCTGCTTGTCCACGCCGGTGTACTCGGCGATGCCAAGGTCCAGGGGTTTGCCCACTTGGTTGGCGATCACGTTCATCGCCCGCTCGAAGTGATTGTTGCCCACCGCGACCGCGGGAGAGAACTGCTTCCACGCCCAGTCGGCGCGCTTGGCCGCGGCCTCCGCGTCGGTGTCTGCAGCGGTCACGATGTCCTTGCCTCGGAACGTGTCCTTGTTGGCCAGCATCGCGTAGGCGGTGGTCAGGATCGGGTTGTTCGGCGTGATGGGTGCGATCAGCGGCACGCCGCCGGCGTTGTTGACCGCGTCGAACAGGTCGCCGCCCGGGAAGATCCGGCTCACGTCCAGGAACACGGGCAGGCCCGTCGCCTCGTCCATGCCCAGGCGGATGGACTTGTAGGTCCCCAGCGTCAGGCTGGCGCCCTTCATCCACTCAGGCAGGTTCTTGCGCTCGTCGGCCTCCAGGGCCTTGGCCTGGGCCGCAAAGTCCTCGTCAGTGAAGCGGCGCTTGATCAGCTCCCACCACTCCTCGTCCTCGCCCGCCCCTGCGGCGATCGCGTACATGGCCGCGTTGATCGTGTACAGCGCCGCGGCCGGGGCAGCGTACCGCCAGGGGTAAGTCAGCGCCGTCTCGGCCATCGCCGGGATCGCCTTGTAGGTGTAGGCAAAGAACGGCAGGGCGAAGTCTCGGATGCGCCTGGCGTTCTTCGGCAGGTCGTCGTAGGTGAAGATGAACTTCTGGGCGTAGTCGACAGACTCCGCCGGTGTCAGGCCCTTCGTGCGCGCCTCGCGATAGATCAGGTAGCGGAAGAACAGATCCTCGGCCTCGTAGGCCTTGCCCATGGGCTTGCGCAGCCAGAACGACAGCGCATTCCACACGCCCTCCACCGCCTTGCCCGTCGGGCTCTCCGTCTTGGCGGCCAGCACCTTGAGCTGGTCCGGCAGGAGTTGGGTCATCTCGGCCTGGGTCATGGTGCCCAGCCACAGGCCGGCGTCCTTCGCCTCCTGCAGCATCGGCGCGTTCTTCACGATGTCGCGAGTGGTGGCGATGTACTTGTTGGCGTCCCAGTAGGACACGCCAGCGAAGTGCGCCATGGTCACGTTGGACATGATGTTGTTGGCGTGGCTGACCGGGTTGAGCACGGTCTTGCCTTCCTTCCACATGCTCATGCCTTTGAGGTACATCTTCAGCACCTCGCTCTGCATCGAGTCGTCGAAGGCAGTCAGGTGATCCAGTACCTCTTGGGGAACCCACATGCCGGCCAGCTTGCCGTACCGCTTGGCGTAGGTGTCCTCGACGTTGGTGCGCGGCACCTGCACGAAGCCTTCCTTCTCCTTCTTGCTGGCCACGGTGTCGGCGATGTTCTCGTACAGCCGGCCCAGCGAGATGTCGCGCTGGCTCTTGTTGTAGCCCATGACGAACCGGAACATGGAGTCCCGGATCTCGCCCATGTCGTCGCGCTCCTGGCGGGTGTAGTCGCGCCAGACCGTGATCTCGGTGTCGGTGTCGGGGTTGAAGTTAGGGTCGCGCTCCTCCCAGCCCTCGGCCAGCCAGGACTCGAGCTCCTCGACGGGGATGGTCTGGAACAGGCCACGGCCCTTCAGGCTGGAGCCGCCGATGCCCTGCATGGTCTTCTTGCGGCCAAGCAGCGCCTTGGCCGCCTTGACCCACCCATTGGCCTCGCTCTTGAGCTTGGACTCGTAGAAGCGCGGCAGGTACTTGCCGTCCCACCGGCCGGCCGCCTCGGGCGTCAGCATGCCCAGGCGCACCAGCTCCGCCGTCTGCTCGGACATGATCGACTGCATGCTGGCCGCCAGCTCGAGCACGCGCTTGGGCGGCTTGGCGCCACGCTTGAGCTCGCCCTCGATGACGTCGCTGATCATCTCGCGCTCTTGCTGCGGCAGCTCCTGCAGCTTGGTGGCCACGTCCACCGTCAGCTCCTGGGCCTTGGAGATCTCCATCTTCATCTGCCGCATGGCACGCGACAGGTCAGTGCTGATGGGCTTGAGCGCCATCTTGTCTAGCACCAGGTTGGCCACGTCGGCCGCGTAGCGGTAGGCCTTGGCGCCGGCACCGAAGGTGAAGTTGCCCAGGTCGTCGCGTCCCAGGAACCAGGACTGCTTGCTGCGCGATCCAGCGCGCTGGCTGTAGCGGATGTCGGGGTTCTCGGGGTCAAACTCACCGCTGTTGCCGATGGCGGACTTAATCTGGTTCGATGAGAAGACGCCGAGGTTCTTTATCTCTTCGTCCTCCTGAAGCTCCTGAACGTAGAACCCGTCGAAGTTGTTCTTCTTGATCCACTCAATCGCCTCTGGGCTCTCGATCACGCGGTAGTCGCCGGCGTGGATCATCTCGAGGATGTCGCTTGCACCAGACGCCTCGTCTGGTGCGTCCTCGGCCAATTGCACGGCACTGGGCGGCTTAAAGCCAATGCTCTTGAGGTGATCGGCAAGAGCCTGCCTGTGCTCCTTGATTTCGTAGTCGAATGGGTTCTCTGCCTTGACGTAGACGGGGATGACGTTGAGCCCCTGGAAGAGGTCAGGTCCCCCCATCAGATCTGGCGAGAACGGCACACCAGGGAAGCGCTTGCCGAAGATCTTGGGCTTGGCAATGTCCTCGGCCGCATCGGGGTCGGGTGACACATAGATCGCTCCGCCAACTCCGATTCTGAACACGCCACCCTCGAGCGGGTTGTCGGTGGCGTGGTACATCACCTTTGGCTTCTTCGACCCATCGCTGAAGGGGAACTTGGTTGGCGTTCCACCCGACTCAAGCTCGGCAATCCTTTCGCGCGCCTTCTCGTTTTCTATTTTCAATGAGGCAATCAAAGACTTTTGCTTCTCGATCTTGGGCCCCCACCAGTCGGCGCGATCGGGATCCTCCTTGAACCGCTCCTCATAGTCCTTCAGCTCGTTTTCGGCATACGGCAAGGAATCCATCTCGCGCTTGAGACTTGCAATCTCCAAGGCGCGGGCCTGATCAATAGTCCTTCCTGGCTTCTCAAGCACCTTGCTGTTGCCGAACCATCGCTTGAACTTGGGCGTCTCAGTCTGAGCACGTCGGCTGAACATCGGGCCGCCCGCGCCCTCGATTGCATCCACACCGTTCAAGGCGAGGAAGGCCTTCATCTCGGCCATCCCCTTGATGGTGACCTCGCCTCCCGCGGTCTTGAACGTGTAGGTGCAATCAGCCATTGCCCAGCTCCTGGTCAATCAGCAGCATGCCTGCCTTGTCGCCGCTCACCAGCCCCAGGCGCGCCAGTAGGTCGCCGTACTCGCCGACGCTCTTGCGCTGAACTTCGAGGAACTGCAGCAGGAACTGCTGGGTCGTCACGCACTTGCACTCGCGATACCACTTCTCGTAGTCGCGCATGAGCTGCAGCTCGGTCTCGTAGCCCAGTTCGATGGCGTCGACGATGTCGGTGGCCACCTCGGTGCAAGCCTCAAGCGCCGGCACCTTCGCGCTGGTGCCGCGGTCGTTCATGTAGTCGGCAATGAGCTGGTAGTGCTTGAGCTCGTCAGAGCTCTCGCCGGCAAAGAACTTCTGCGTGCCGAAGAACCCGACGCGCTGCATCTGGTTGGCGACGTGCTTGTACAGGTGCGAGGCGTAGAGCTCAGCGTGGACCGCCTTGTTCAGCATGTCCTCGGTGGGCTTGTCGAGCAGATTGGAAACAGGCATTGTGATACCTCACTTGCAGTTGATCTTCACCAGGCCGGCGTCGTCGAGCCGCTCCAGGATGTCCATGAACTCTTGGTCGATGCGGCGGATTGTCTCAGCCATCGGGTGCGCGTCAACCCGCTCGAGCGCACGCACGCGCCCCAGGCCTCGGGCGTCTTGCAGATCGCGGAACAGGCCGGCCACTTCCTTGTCCTCAGCACGGGCGCGCTGACTGAATGCGGGCGCATCCTGCCAGCCCTGCGGCGACGAGGTCGGCTTGTAGTAGGTGCCGATCCAGCCCATCAGGTTGACGTCGGTCTTGACCGTGCGCGCAGAGATCATCTCCGCCAGCTTGGGCCACACCCCAGGCCAAGACACGAAGTTGCCATTGAGCTTGACGTCAGCCTTAGGATCTCCAGCCTTGCGACCAGTCAGCGCCTGCTTGGCCAGGCCGGGGTCCAGGTACAGCAGGTTGCCGTCGTTGATGCGTTTCATCAGCACCTGCTCGTTCGGCTTGCCGCCGGAGATCGACACGCCCTTGGCGTAGATCGACATCACCGCGCCGGTCGGATCGGTGTTGTCCACCGACACCTTGATCGGGACGATCAGCGCGCCCTTGTCGCTGGTGATCGGCAGCACCAGCTCGAACTCGCGGGGGTTGCCGTCCTTCGACTTCAGCACCATGGCCGGGCGGTAGATGCCCTCGATGAGCTGCTTGGGCGTGATGTCGGGAAGCTCGTCCGCGTGTCCTTTTTCTGCCTTGGTCCTGATGAAGACCTTGTTCACGATGCTGGTGGCGATGTCGAAGTCCTGCGTGCGAGCGCCCAGCATGTTGAGCACATGGGGCAGCCGGCCGATGGTGAGCTTCGGCAACTGGCGTCCCTGCTGCGCCTCGCGGATGTAGCGCTGCAAGTTGATCGAGGCGCCCTCGATCTCTTTGTTCAGGGCGCTCTGCGGCGACACCTTCGGCAGTTGACGGTTGCTGAATGCTGGCGCTTCAGCTCGAAGCTCGCGAGCCAGCTCGCCGCGGTACATGACCTTGTCGGACTGCCACACCGGGTTGCCAGCCAGGCGCTCGTAGACGTCCGGCATGCCGCGAGAGATGAGCTCCGCCCAACGCTTGCCGGACACCTGCCCGGCCGGCAGCATCTTGTTGGCTGAGATCTTCTCAGCGTCGCTCAGCACTCGCTCACGGGCCGGTGCAACAGCCTCGCCTGCCATGCGGCTGCGAGCGCCGAGCTGCTCGACGGGCACCGCATGCCGACCCAGCAGCACTGCATTGCCTGACGGCCCGGCGTCGCGCACCATGTAGCCGTCGAAGCCTGCGTCGATGACGGCCGACTCGAAGTCGTTGAAGGACTCGTTGTCGCGGCGCAGACGCAGCGTGTCCTCGTCGACGTCGTACAGGTTCTGCAGATTGACGCGGTGAGCCTGGCCCCCCACGCCGGCCTCAGGATTGATGCCGGTGCCGCGATCGATGTAGAAGTTGATGCGCTGCTTCAGGCGCGGATCTGCGCCCTGCAAGCGCGTCATCTCGGCACCGCGCAGGCCGGTGCCATACATCACGCTGTCGAGGGTCGTGCGGGGCTGGGTGCTGTAGTGATAGCCGACCGCGGAGGCGGCGCCCTCTCGAGGGGTGCCGTAGGAAGGGGTTACCGCTTGAACGTCTTGCGGCCCCACTCCTCGATCGCGTCCACCGCCGGCTGCATCGGATCCGCCTCGGTTGCTGAACTGGATTCGGCCGGGGTCTCCCCACTGGTACTTTTCGGCGAACTGCTCGAAGACTCGCTGGACCCGAGGCGCGAGAACACTTCTGGCCCAGTCGAGAACATCGGATCGTCCCGCGGCACTAATCCTTTGTATGTAGCCTTGCCCATTCGGGTTTACCTCCCAGTCATTGGTTGGCATGTCGCCGCTGGAGGCGAACACGCGATAGTCGAAGTCCGGCAGCACCCCCTCCGCGACCTTCACGATCTCGGATTGGAGTACGTCATTTGTGATGATACCGAAGTTCACGGCCCTAATACCAGTGGGAGAACTGATCAGCGCAAACTGGTTCTGCCAGTTGACCTTGCCGTTGTCGTCCATCCACTTGCCGATTGCCGCCTCGAGATCTCGCGTTTCTACCGGGTTCAGTGCCCGGCCGATGTCGATGTCCAGGCCGTTGGACTGGCGCTTCGTGCCGGCGTAGAAAGGACGGTGCCAGCCCACCCCCTCCTGCCTGGCCACCAGGCCGGCCACGGACGCATAGACGTTGAGCAGCTCGGCCTGTGCCGGGTCGACGTTGCTCTTGCCCGCATCGCCTCCGGCCGGCGCCATAGCCACGCGCTTCTGCGTGCTGGGTGACACCTCGCCCTGCCACACGCCCGGGCGCATCAGGTCGCTGGGCTCCGTCAGAAGGCCGAGCATTACGGCCAGCATGTCGCTGCCGTTCTCGTCGTAGAAGGCCCGCTGCACGGCCTGATGGAACTCCACCTGCTGGGCATACGGTGCGGTGTGGATCCCCTCTAGAACGCCCGTGCTGCGGCCTGGCCGAGCCTCGAACGAAAGCTGACCGACGTGACGTCCGACTCCATCAGCAAAGTCGAACTTGGCCTGCTCGGTATCCTCCTTGGTGGGCACATGCTCCGTCGCATGCTTGAGCCAGTTGTCGCGGTGCTTCTGCGCGTCGATGATGACGCGGACCTTCTTGCCCTTCGCGTCGCGCTCAAACCTGATCCAGCCATTCTTTTCGCTGCTGGCCTCAGTCCTCTCCTTGACGCCTTTGTTCTCCATGCGGGCCTTCATCGCGACCCAGATGGCGGCCTGCACTTGCTGCGGCTCCCATCCCATCTCCTGCGCAATGCGGTTGGTCTCGTTCTCCATGAAGGCGTACTGCGTCGGCGTGGGTGCGTCGTTGGCGTACTCGGCCGCACGCATCATCCACATGTCGATCGTCGCGCCCTGCTTGCCGGCAGTGCTGGTGTCGATCTCGCGCAGCAGGTTGAAGAAGAAGTTGCCCGTCTTCTCGCCAGACCAGAAGGCGTCAACGTCGGCCATTGCCTGAGTCGCCTTCTTGTCCTGCACCCCGGTCTTGACGCTGATCGGCTGGCCAGCCTTGTACTGTGCCCAGGCTCGCAGCGCAAACGTCGAGTTACTGTCGACACGCGCCTGCGGGCTGTAGATGGCCAGCAGGGCAACGAACTTGCGCGCCTCCTGCACGTTGCCGCCAGTCATGCGCAAGATCGCCAGGCTGCTGTTCTCGTACCAGTAGCGACCGCGCTCGCCCTCTTTGGTCAACTTGAGAAGGATGGCGCGCAGCTCACCAATCTTTTCAGGGGTGTTGTACTTTTCGGGTGCGCCGACGTACTTTCCGTCCCGCATTGGCAGCTCGTCGAGCACAACGCCAGCCCGGCTGTATGCCGTCTTGCGGCCCTCAAGCGCAGCCCTCACACGCGGTGCGGCCGACGTGGTGAACACAATTCCGTCTTTGGTGTTGCGACCCTTCACGTCATCAGGGATGCTGGCGCGGATAGCCTCGTGGCTTCCATAGACCATGATCGTCCCGTCCCGCATAGTGCGGACATCAAAGTCACCCACGCGCTCGGTGCCCTCGCGGGGCTTTAACTCTTGTGAAGTTTTTGATACACTTGACTCGTCAGGAGATCCTATGAAAGTCCCCTCTTCCTTCCCAGCCGGCTGCGAGTTCGTTGCCTCGTTCTCCGGCGACGAGTTCGTCAAGTTCCCCGACGGCAAGCTCTTCAAGCTCGCCGACTCCGGCGAAGAGCTCGTGCCAGCCAGCTCGCTGCCTGCACGCGGCGCGCCGATGTCGGAGGCTGCCTTCCTGTCCTGCGCCGAGGGCTGCCGCAAGTTCGCCGCCGAGAAAGCTGCGTCGTAAAGACCACGCATCGCGTCGTAGATCTCGCCGCGCAGCGGTGAACCCTCAGGCTGCTCACGGGCGGCCTCGTACAACTTGTGGCCCTGGCCATCCTTGGCGGCCAGCATGGCGGGCGTATTGATCTGGATCTCACCCACCGTGCCGTTGGGCATTCTGATGTTGATCAGCACGTCGGCATAGCCGCCGAACTTTTGGCGGTCTGACGACTCCACCCCCTCGCCAGTCACGCCAGCACCGGCGCGGTCCTTGATGCGGACCACGTCGAACTCCTTGCGGATCTCGTCGATGATCGCGGGCGCGTCGGCGTAGCTGTCGACCACGATGGTCGAGCGCAGCAGGTCCTTGATGTTGTCGACCTGGTAGTTCTCCTCAAGCGCCAGCTTCTCGGCCGCACGCTTGATGCCCTTGATGGGCGCCAGCATCTGGCCGGTGGCGCCGGTGCGCGCTGCGATGTTCAGGATCTTCTGGTCGTACTCCGGCTTGACCTGCTCGGCCGCTTCCATCCTGGGCTTCAGCAAGATCTCTGCGCGCAGGCGATCCTGCGGCGAAACGGAGACTGGCTGCCGCTCCTTGAAGTACTTCTCGACGAACCCGTCGGCCGCCGCCACTGTCTCTGCCGGCACCGACTCGGACAGCAGCGAAGCCATGTCGCGCTGATTGTTGAAGTTGTCGGCCTTCGGGTTGTAGTCGCTGACCTTCACAGGCTCGCGGGCCCGGCCGCTGAACATGAACTCGGACTTCTGTCCGTAGGTTGGGTTCTTGGCCAGCACCAGGGGGCCGATTTGGATGACCTCCTGCGCAGCGACGACGGGCTCCATCGTGGAGCGGTCGTAGAAGTAGCTGTGCCGCTCGGGGTCCATGCCGACCTGGATCCAGGACTTGGAGTTGAGAGCAGCCTGCGCAAACGCGACCGCCTGCTTCTCGGTCATCTGTTTCCACTTGCCCTCGATGCGAGCGAACGGAGACTTAGCCGAGTCGCCCTTGGCGATCTCAAGCGCCTTCTCCTGCTCGCGAGGGGTCATCGCAAACTCGGCATCGGTCACGGCCGACACGTTTCCGTACAAGGTCTTCTTGTCCTTGTTGGCCGGGTGGATCGAGTTGACCCACACGCCGTGGTCCTTGTACGCCGGAATATCCAGGCGCAGCCCCACGCGCTCGCCGTTGGTCAGCTCTTTGTCGGCGATGCCGTAGCGCGGCAGCTTGGCCGACGTCAGGGCGCGCTCGGCGTCAGCCTGAGTTGCAGGCTCAGGCACGAACGAATACGGCGCCACGGGCTTGTATTCGTCCACCATGCGGGCGTAGTCCTCGCGAGTGATCGCGCCTTGGGACAGCTTGTTCGCCCCCTCGGTCAGCTCCGGCACCCGCTTGGTCACGTCCTTGAAGTCCATGCTCAGGCGGTTGACGGCAACGCGCTGAGACGCCATGGCCATGCCCTCGAGCTGCACGTCGGGCTGCAGGCCCTGCGCCTTCATCGCGTCGGCGTAGGCGGTCGTCAACAGGTCGCGAGCCTTCGCGACGTCGGAGATGTACTTGTTGACGAAGTCCTCGCCGTACTGCTTCTTCGCGCCGGTGATGATGTCGCCGAGCTTGGCGATGATGGTCTTGGCCACCTCGCCAAACTCCTTGTTGCCCATCTTCGTGCGCAGCTCTTGCCAGAAGTCCTCGCGCTTGCTGATGGCCTGCACCATCATGGCCGGGGCCTCCTCCTCGAACTTGTCCGGCGTGTAGCTGAACTCGTCGAGGAACTTGTCCTTGCGGTCCTGGCGGAACAGATCCAGCAGCGCGGTGTTCAGGCTTTTGCGCTGAGCCTCCGGCAGGCCGTGATAGGCCTCGTGCACCGTGATGGCCAGGGGCGCATCGTCCGCATCGTCGGCGACGAACAGGTGCTTGCCGCCGACGCTGTTGATCATGCCGTTGGGCAGAGCGCCTGCACCGGTCTCCTGGTGGACTACCGTCAAGGTCTTGCCCATCAGGCGCGCCACCGCACTGGCCAGGCGCTGCGAGTCGTTCAGGTCGGTCGACTTGACC